CGACAATTGGATGAACTGCCGCGCAAGGATGCCGACGCCTATTCCGGCGAGCGCAGTCTTCAGAAGCGCCGCCGTCGATGAAGTCGCCTTCATCGCTGCATCGGTCTTCTTGATCTGGACTTCCGAACGAGCGGCACCCTTCCGGATATCTTCCAGACCTTTCGTGACCTGACGCGATCCGGTGATTGCACCAGAGCCGTCGATTCCTACTTCAAGCTTTGCCACTACTTCTTGCCCTTGCGTTTACTCTGTTCCTCTCGCTTCTTCGCAGCGTGTTCGAGGTACACGTTATCCATCATCCGGATATGCGTGAGGAGTTCTTCGAATTCCTCCATGCTGTAATCGTAAATCTCGGCGTACGCCTTGATCTCCGAAATCTTGATCGGGAGAGGAATTCCCATTCCCCAGTCCCGACCGGCGTCGAGCTGAACGAATGCGTGAAAGGTAGGTGCGAGGTGAGGTTCGAGGTCGGGCCGATTCGCCAGAGCCGGAATATTAGCTCCGGCGTGCGATTGCTTTTCCAGCGCGTCCCAGTGTGGAGCCCATTGTAGTTGCCACGCTAGGACGCTTCGGAGTTTCCCGCGTCTTCCTCGATTGCCTCCGCGCGGAATGTCTCCTGCGTGTTCGCAATCTCTTGCACGAGCGTTCGGAAGTCTCGCTTCTTCAGAAGCTTCAGCGCGTTCGCCTTCGAGAATGGTACGTTCTCACCGTTGCGCGTGAGACCTTTCCAGTCCAGAAGGACCGTCTCTGCCATCGTCTCGATCATCATCTCTTCCAGAGCTTCGTCTGGGAGTCGATTTTGATTGATCAGACGGAGCACTGGCTTCGTCTTTTTGCGGAGAAGAGTCTGGAACTGCGGATTGCCAATTCGTGCAACAAGTAGCTGCGCGCCGCCTCCAATATCGACCCATACTCCATTCTTCTCAAGATCAAGATCAGTCTCGAATTCGCTGATGTCCATCGGTACTTCCTTGGTGTGGCTTGGAAATTATAGCTTATACGTTATCGCCCGGAGGTCATTTGATAACCTCCGGGCGATGTTTCACTAGGCTACGACTGCCGGGATGTCGCCGTAGCGATTCATGCCCATCGTAAAGCCGTAAGTCGGATCGCGCTTCGCGGTGAACTCCATGTTCACGAGCACGTCCTGATCATTGCCCGCGGCGACCACTTCGCCATTCGTGAACTTGAAGGACGGGAAGTCGATCAGGTACGTGTTGCCGCCAAGCGAGACGGTGAACGACAGACTCGTCGTCGTGAAGTTCAGATATCGCTCGTAGAAGTTGCGATTCACGAAGTACGCCGCGACCGTACCCGAGACCTGCGTCCGACCGACACCGATTCCGCTCGATTCGAGCTGACCGATGCACGGCTGGAAGCGGAGATTATTCTCGACGGTGAACGACAGCTCCGTGAAGCACACGTCCGGATCGACAGCTCCGTCGATCAGCACGTCGCCGATATTATCGACGGCATTGAACACGTCGTTCGCTGCGACCGCGACCGATTCCGGCGAAGTCAAGCCAGCGATGATCGAGGTGCCCTGTGCGACCGCGTTCTCGCCTTGGAAGGAGAACTGTCCGTTCAGGATCGATCCCGGCGCGATGTTCAATTGCATCGAGCCGACGCGCATTCCGGTGAAGTGAATGTACTCGCTGACATCCGTGAATGCCTTCTCCAACAAGAACGACTTCAGCGTAGTTCCGTTGCGGAGATGGCTTTCGCGGATTCGAATCGTGTCCACGCCGACCGAAGGAAGCGCCGGAGTGACCTCCACGATCCCCGCGGAAGGATGCGAAACGACGCGATAGTACCCGTTATTCTCCGGGGACAGCGTCGAGCCCGTGATCTCGATGAATGCGCCGACAGTCAGCCCGTCGAGGAACGCGGCTCCGCCGTTCGTCGGAGAACCGACTCCGATCTGCGATCCTGCGGGAGAACCCTGAATCGTGAACGTGAGCGGTGCCGGTGACGCCGCTGCCTGCGAATCCTGTTCTGCGGACCAGTCGTTATACAGCGCGCCTTCGAAAAGATCATCGTGCGCGCCGAAGCTGAACTCGATCCCAACGTCGCCGCCCGTCTCGACGCCGGTCCGGATGATGTCCGAGACCTGTCGGTCCGAGCGAATCTCTTCCGAGATCGTCGTCTGTGCGGAGTAGTTCAGCGATTCGTTCGTGAAGCGAAATTCCCGAAGAGGAAGCTGCGGAGAACGAGCGGATGGCGTTTCTCCCCAGTTATTTTCGGGACGGTAAAACAGTTGTGTACTAGAACTGTCAGCCATGTCGTGTCTCCTTACCTCAGTTCGTCATCTTGGAACGGAGTGCTCGCGTTGTATTGGAGCCATGCGCCCTCGATGCCTGTCCGGTTCAGGGAAGTTGCCCTGAAGATAACTCCTGACACGGTCCGTCCCTCGAAGATGTCGCGGACTATGTCGCCGAGTTCCTGTGCCAAGCCCGTCCCGGAAGAGGCAGGAACGAAAATCTGAACGACGACGAGCCCTGCCCGTCGCCACCGTCGAGTGTTCCCCATCTCGACTTGTCGTGACTCTCCCGGCAGAATCGTCAGTCGGACCCATGCGGAGTCCGGCGACTTCAACTCCTGCCCGGAGTTGTCGTACTGGATCGGCTCTGTTCGACCAGCGGCGGACCACTCGTCTCGAAACCGTTCCCGGATGATCTGCTCTGTATCTGCGAAGCCCATTAAATCAGCCCTGCTGCGACTTCGGCGAGCGCGACCCCTACCATGCCTGCGGGAGCTTGGTGATAAGACCAGCCCTCCTCTAGGCGGATGATATACGGGACGTTGTTGAAAATCCAGATTGTACCGTACGGACGCGCGCCAGATAGCCCGGATAGCCCTGCCGCTATCGTCCCGGTCCCACTTTGATCTTCGCCCGGAATTTCCGAGTCGTTCGTGGCGTTTAGTCCGATTTGCCAGTTCGCCCGCGCTCGCCCTCCAACGTATCCGGGAGGTGCGATAGGCGTTTGCCACAGGTCGGGATTTCCGACAGGCGTCTTCAGGACAATCCGCGTGAAGAGTTCGAGCGCAATCTTCTTCTGGAGCGCCAGATGCAGCTCCGGAACCTTGTCCGAGAACTCCGCGAGCTTTCGGTTGAATTCCGCGAGATTCTTGAATTGAATGCGCATTACTGCCTCAGTTGCACCTTGTACGCTGCCGTCTCCTCGCCGCTGACAATGGGATCGATACGCACCACCTGCCACGTCACGCCGGAGATGATGAACCTGTCGTTCAACTCAGGAACGACGCTCGACTGCGTGGACATCGTGACCCACGCGTCCCCTTCGAGAATCGTCGTGTTGTTGATGTGCCGAGTCTGATACGGCTTCGGCGGAGTAACCTTGACCGCTGTGTCCGAGTTCGAGTCCGTCGTCTTGCCCGTGCCAGCGTCGTACGATTGTGTCACCTTCCGCAGCGTTGCCGTGAATCCGAACGTCGCATCGATAAGCTTCTTCGCGAGAGGGACGAAAATATTGTCGAATTGCGTCGCCATCAGTTTCGAACCAACTGTCCGCCGAACTTGTTCTGGTACAAGATGAACGGCTCGATACTGCGCTCCGCATCCCAGTATATGATTGTCGAACGCGAGCTTCCGTCTTCGGCGTTGAAGTATTCGACTTCCAACTCACCGAGCTTCTCGCGCTTCGTCACTCGCCCGAGCGACGCCTGCAAAACGCCGGAGGAAAGTCCGCTCGCATCGAACGTCGCGTTCGCGATCAGAATTTGCGCGACCTTCACTTCGTACGGAACGGCGTTCTCGGCGATGAAAAGCGTGTCCTGAAACGAGAGCGGCACGTTCGAGAGTTCGCGAAAGAACGGATCGAAGAAGTCGGGGACATCCACGCCGCGACGCGGCCAATCGAGCCGCTGATCTGCGTTCGCGCGTGCGCCCTTCCAGAGGAGGCGGAACTTCTGCGTCATGTAGTCTGTCGCTTTTACGAGTGCCGCCTCGATCTCCGATGTGTCCGCTTCCGCAAGGACGGTATTTCCACGATCTGTATTGAACGACACGAATTCCGCGGCAGTCGTGTACGAGTTCGCTCCGGCGACGTTCGATCCATCTTCGACTACGAGTGCCATGTCGCCTCCTTAATTCTTCGTGATGTCTTGCTTGACCACGAACTTCCCGATCAGCGGAGTGAAAATCTCGCCGATTGCGTCCGTCACCTGCACGTCGTAGAAGTACGATCCGACAGGAACGTACGGCGATCCGCCAAAGTTGGCGAAGTCGAATCGTAATATCCCGTCTGTACCGGGGGAATTAGGCGTCCCGACCGCTTGGAAAATCTGCTCGCCCACCGCGGGACTTACGTCGGGATTCGGGTCCTTCACGGTGTTGATCGTCAGGAGCGCCGTATAGCCCGTGACATCGACGTTCGCGCCGGACGTGGCATCCTTCAGGCGAATAGAGATGTCCTTCGTATCGCCGCGACGCTTCTCGAAGTTGCATTCGGTAGGCGCTCCGATTGTCGTCGTTGCCATTAGCAGTTCACCTCCACTTCGATATCGCTATCGCCCGCGACCTCGACATCTACATCGACATCGATGATCTCGACAATCGCCATGATTTCAAGCACTTCGACTTCAATCGGGTCCAAGATTTCAATCTCCAGTCCGTCAACGATCTGAAGCCCCGCATTGCCCGTCTGCGCTTTGAGGAATAGCGGATAGAGCGATGGGACTGCCATTATGTCACTCTCGTACGGACGCGTCCATCGGCGGAAATTGAGTACGTCGCGAGCACCGTTCCCGGCGAGCCAGTATCGTCCGGATCGTACACCGTGATCGTCAGGTCATCCGACGAGACCACGGCATTCCCTGCGACGAGCGCACGAATCAGCTTCAGCTCCTTCCCGTCCGTCCAGCCGTCGCGGATGACAATAGTGCCCGCAGAATTATCGGTTAAATCGCCCACGCCACGAACGACAATCTCCCCAGTCGTGCACGATGCGTTCAGTCGCGGTGCGCCTGAGATAACGTCGATGGTCATGACGGGTTCCGGCGAGCTGCCGCCGAAGTTGATGATGTCGAGCCCACCGATCAAGCCACGGATCGAGACATCAACCGCAGCGTTGTTGCAATCCATTATCGGCTTGCCCGTGCCTGCGACCTCCGAGACCGGGCGCACGAAGACGTAATCTCCATCCGTCAAGGTGATCGTGTTCGGGAGGTGACAGTCGATAAATTCCCCGGTTAGATTCGAGAAATTAGTCAACCGACAGTTTGTGCACGCGACCGTGCCGCCCTGACCCGCGCCTGTGATCGTCACATCCTTGAAAACCGTCTGATCGACGGCGAAACCGTTCAGGTCAACCGTGCCAAAATCGTGCGAGCCGACGCCGTGGATGATCCAGCTCGTGAAGTTCTGCGTCAGCGTGATCGATCCGCGCACCATGAAGTGCGTGATGCCTTGCTCGTTCGCGATGGTGATCGCGTCCGCGAGATTGCTGACTGGCTGCGACGCGGTGCCGTTTGGAAAGTTCGTCCCTGATGTGCCGCTGATCGTGTCGATCCACACACGATCAGCATAGGTGAATGTTTGCTGGAGCGCGATCAGTGCGTCCGCGCCCTGCGTGATCGGCTGGAGACCGAGCACGAGCGCCGTGAAGCCGCCCAAGGTAGGAACGACGATGTCGCGATCCGGGTCCTCCGCCGCGAGCGATCCAGTCAAGAGGATGTTGATGTCCTCTTCGGGCGGTCGAATTCGCCAGTCGTATCCGTCCTGATTCTGGAGGAAGTAGTACGAGCCCGCAGTGATGGACGCCGTCAACGGGTCTCCGCCGATGGTTCGGAATGCGGGCGGATACTTCATGTTGTCGTCGAGTGCGACCCACTCCTTCCACTGGGAGTATAGGTCTGGCTGCACATCCACGAGCGTTACTCCTGACGCGAGGATGATGCGACGGTTCGGGCCGTCGAATTCTGGCTTCGCCGGGCTAGCCATTGTAGTTCCTGTCGATGACCTGCGTTATCGGGAAGGATGTCGCCGTTGACGGGACGATGAATCCCTTGATGCGATTCGCTGGAGGAAGAACGTAGTCCAAATTCAGCACGACAATATCTACCACGGATGCAGCCGGTGCGCTGAATTGGAACTCTCCGGGAGAGCCGGTCGATTCGATTCCTGCGATCTCGGTAATGTCCAGCGGAGAGCCGGTGTTGTATACGCGTATCTCGGTTCCCGGTCGGATATTCGTGAGCGTTACGAGCACATTGTTGTTGATCGTGAGCGACGTGATATCGGGATACTCTTCGTGCGTGGTAGGCGAACTCGCCTCGCTTACATTCAGCACGAGATCGGGATCGCGGAATGCGAAAATCTCCAGTCCGATATCATACGAAGTCGGACCTCCAAACGGCTGCGGAGATGTAGCGATGGAAAGGAGTGCTCGTGGGCGCGCCAGTGTTTGCAGCGGCGATCCGCCGCCTTGATTCCACATTATCCGCGCGTTGCTTCCAATTTCAGGCTCGTACCTGACATGCAGCCAATACAGATTCGGAGATGGCGGAACCGCTTCATCTGGAGACAACGACGGAAAAACGAATCGTGTCCAGCCGTCCTCCGTAATGAACTCCGTGTTCGGAGACGATGATGCTAAGTATCGGACGCCAATGTCTTCAGCGGGAATAGGATACGACTCTGCAATCTTGTATTCTGGTATCGCTCCCGCGCTATCCGACGCGGTCGATGCCCACAATTCAGCGACGATTCTCCACTGTGGCGACGCCGTGAACAGAGAAGCCGGACTGGTGAGATCGGCTTCGATTGCCAGATTGACATGCGCCAAGAAAGGGAACGCCAGCGATGGAGCCTCGAATGGAATCGCGCCCCCAAAATTTAGCGGCGTCTTTAATACGGAGGGCGCATCTGACGGCTGAAGAGTCTTCTCGTTCCATCCCCACAAGCGTTCCTGCGCGCCTTCAAATGAGATAGCTGCATCGACGGTATCGTCGGCACCGTATCCAGAGAAGTCGTTGCCGACAAACGCGTACGTCCCACCGTTGAGAATTCGGATGGCGTGCCCGCCATATGCGGACGCGATGAACGAGCAATAACGAATCTTTTCCGGGTCGGACGTATCGATATACGCCACGTCGGTCAGTGACGTATCGAGCGGTGATACAGGCATCGTCAAATTGGTCGCTGGCGAGATAATCGAGTTGCGCGTGAAAACGGATGCGTCAGAGGGCGACCCGATGGAAGAATGCCGAAGCTTCACGCCATCGATAAGCTGCGTCGATCTCATTTCGACGTTCGCGCTATTGAGACGAAGGACATTCGTGTGAATGAATGTGCAGCCTTGAAACTGCGCATCTTCGATATCTGCGTCGTTCGCCGTGATGCTCCAGCGCGGACCATCCGCCGCGGCAAGTACGACCCATCCCTGCGATCCGATGGCCTCGTCGCCTGTACCAGATTTCACACCAGCGACGAACCGCTGCGTATTTACGCCGTCGCCGACAATCGTGAATCCGTAGAACTCGTCGTTCACGAGCTGCGATTCCCACGCGATGACGACGTTCGTATCTTCGAAGTCGTGATCGCCAGAATTCGGAGAACCGTTGTTGCCGAACTGGACGGGAGTATTCAGGAAGAATACGCCGTTCTCCTTGCTGATGACGCCCCATGCTTTAGTCGGATCAGAGTTGTCTCCGGCTTCGAGCACGTCGGTCCAGTTGTACGGCTTCGGATTCGGCGACCCGGAAGTATTTTCTCCTGCGACGATGACTCCCGGCTCTGTATTCGGCAATCGCCAAATTGCATCGACGAAACAATTGTCCGCAGAGCCCGGAGCCGATGACAAGACATCGAATATGACGCCCACGCGACGAATCGCTGATGTCTGCGGTGGAGTTCCGTTTGTAGCGCCTTCCGCCCCTCCGCGTAAAGCGGCTGCACGAGCCTCTTCTATATCGACCACAGCCATCTTGTAGCCGCCACCGTATGTGTCGCTCCCGTCGATGTAGACCTCGAACCAGTTGGTCACGGTAGGTCCGGTGAATCGAATAGTGAGTCCGCCTGCTGCTTTCGTGCCGAGCTTGTTGGCGACGACGCAATTGAACCAGATATAGAACACGTTATCCGACCAGTCACGGTCCGCGTCCTCTTGCCACAAGATGCCGATGCGCGATGACGACGCTCGATCCGCGACTGCGGCAACACCTTCGACGAACGTCGCCGTATCAAGCGTCAGCGACATCGTGCCCGCGGCAGCATCGACCCATTCGCCGGGGAAGCCTGCCGGTGCGATTGCTTCGGCATCTGTGAGCTGAATTCTGTTATCGATTATTGACACTTCGAGTACCTATCCGCCAACACCACCGCGGCGGCTTGTTCAGCCCATAACGACGCCATCGAGGGAATGCTGATCCAGTCGCCGACAAGATCGGTCTCCGCCTCGTGCCATGCGTAGAGCATCCCACGGGAGTCCGATCCGAAACAATAGACGGCTTCTTCCGGATGAACGAAGTCTCGATACTCGACAGGGACTCGATTCGTCGGGACGAGGTGTTCAACGAACACGCGCGGAATCCCGCGCGGCAATTCAGATAAGTCTTGAATTACCGTCGCGGGAGTGTTTAGTCCGCGGAGCCTGAATGGATGCCCGATCAAGTCGATGACGTAGCAGTGGCGCACGCTGAATGCTGTGCATACTGCCTGCCATCGATAGAAAACTACGTCTGCTGCGTCTACAGACCGCTTCTCTGCAAAGAAGCACAGATCGAGCACATTCAATTCTCCTTATGCGTTCGAGTAGTTTCGTTCGAGAGCTGCGGTAAGCGTGAACGAGAGCCCCGTGTTTCGCGTGATCGTGCCCGTGGCTTCGACATACTGCGCCGTACTGAGCCCGATAGCGCGCAGCCTGATCGCGGCGTCCGTGCCCGCGGAGCGTCCGCCTTGTACGTTGCCGTCGTAGTCGAAGTCGAACGCTACGCTCGACGCGCCATCGATCAATCCTGCGATGCCCTGCGGCGATCCGGTCGCGCTGTTGACGATGATTGCATCGTCAGAGTCGATGGGATTCTTCGCGAGCGTGCAGGTTCCCGGACCGGCTTCGTTCGAGACCGTGTCGCCGTTGATTCTCGTCGCATTGATGGTCTGCGGCGAGACACCACCGTTGAACGAGTCCACCTGCCAGATGCCGTTATTGTTCGGATCGGTGAAGCCCTGCAAGTTGATGTAATCGCTCACAGAGAGTTCCGAGACGAGGTCAACGGATGGCATCGAGACGACTGCCGTCGATCCGGCAGCACCAGACAGCGTGATCGCTCCGGTGAATCGCTCCGTGTACTCGAAGAACATCCAGTATTCGGCGTCCGCGTCGTTCTGGAGGTTCGCGTTAAAGTTGATCGTACCGGCTGCGACGAACGGGAATGTGCGTCGAGTCGTGGTTCCGAACTCGTTGTCCGCGAACGAGATTCTGTTCGTGTCGTTCGAGTCGAAGTTCGTGATGTATACGCCACCGCCTCCGCCGAGCGGATTCGTGACGAACAAGGTCTGGAGACTGTCGCCGACGAACTCCAGCAACGGATCAGCGGTCGAGCCGTTGATGATGGTGATCGGCGATCCGCCGTCGTTGATGTCCGCGTTCTGCCGGAGCTGGTACTGGACGAACTCGTACACCTCTTCGGCAGAGTAGCCCTGCGCGTCGATGACGACGCCGAATTCCGCCTCCGTGTTCGGGGAAATCGTCGAGGACAAGTCTGCCACGAAGCCCGAGAACCGCTGTGGAGCTTGGTAGTACGTGATCGAGACTTCCGGCGAGCGTGCCGCGATGGTCCCGTCCGCATTCGTGATCTTCAGGTCATCGCCTGACGACAGCGGGAAGCGATACGCCTGATACGTCAGCTCCGTCACACCGATGTCCGACAAGGATTGCTTCGCGAACGTCGCACCGAACGACGTACCGAATCCCGGACGGACGAGGATGTTGAACGCGTTGCGGAATTCCTTCGCGAGCCGCGCGTCCTGCGAGGAGCCCGTGATACCTGCCCACGGAGCACCTGACACCGTCAGGATCGTCGCGGAGACATCGGTCAGGACATACGTGCCGTCCTTCGACGGCGAGCTTGATGTGTCGCCGATGACGACGACGCGAGCGCCGACCTGAAAGCCGTCCGTGACGAAACTTCCGCCATCATTTCGGGTAATTGTATTCGTGCCGAACGTGTGACCCGGAGAAGTCGTGTCGGCAGGAACGATCTCCTCGTACGAGAGCACAGCCTCGTTGACTGGACCGGCGCGGTCGAAATCCACCGCGGCAGTCGTATCAGAGGGATCGTTACCCTGCTGATAGTACGCCTGATCGTCCGGGCTCGTGCCGCGGAACGAACCGAGTGAGATGACGCCAAAGTATTCGCGCTTCAGCGTGTCGAGTTCGGAAATCTCGCGCCAGCCAGCCGTCCGGATGCGCTTTCGCGTGACGTTGTCCTGCGGCTCCCAGTCCTCGATAAATTCGAACTGCTCCGGCGTGATCGCGATCATCGGGAATGGATGTGGAATCAGCGCCGCAGTGTTCTTCCACTCTTCCTTGAAGAATGAGTACATCGCCTGACCGGACGCACCGTCCTGATCCATGCGTGAAATTGGAGAGAACGATGGCGATGTATCGGTATCGATGACCATGCGGAATTTCCGCGTCGCGGTATCGATGAACACTTCTCGATCTTGGTCGAGAAAATCCGGATCGGTAATGATCGTCATGTGGGAGCCTCCATCTAGGCTGACGTGTCAATTCGAATCGACACCTGCGTCCCACAGGCGTACAAGGGCTGTGCGGTCAATTGTGCCCGATTCAGTAGCTCTCGGCAACGATCCGCGGAGCCCATGACGACGGAGCCTCGGCGCAGGAGCTTGATCGCCGCGTCGTCGGTGATATCCGACGCCTGATGGAGAAATATGATCGGGTACTTTAGGTCAGGCAGCTTGCCGTAGAGTCGGACATTGCCGTTCATGGTAGGCGGAATCTTGAAGTGCCCGCGAGTCTTTACTGCCGTGCCGGTGATGATCGACTTGCGATCAGTTGCCAGCGGATCGACGACGAATAGCTCCTGCCGCGGAACCTCCGCCAGCCATTCGGCGATCCGGTTCAGGGAATCGACGTGATCGACTACGCCGACCTGAACCGCGTACCCGAAGTCAGATTTCCAATCCGTCGCGAGTAGACTCGCTCGAATCAGCTCCGGTATCGACTCCCTCGGCGTCATCGTCGAGGTCGAGAAGGTCTGCGCTGTCATCAGCATCCGGTTCCGGATCGCCTGCGCTTTCGCCTGCATCTTCGGCTTGAACAGCGGCGTCTTCTGCCTGAAGGTCTTCTCGTGCTTCGTCCGCAAGTCCATCGGTGGTTCCCTCGATAGCATCGACATCGACGAAGGTCTCTCCGTCTGCTTCGACCAAATGAATCTCGACATCATGCGCATATTTTCGATACGCGTCCACGATGAACGATGAATTCGACATGCCCGCTTGAACGACGATGGCTCGCGCTTCCGGCAGGATCGCCGACGAGTCTCGGAACAGGTAGTTCCACACCAGCGTCGTCTTCGCGCCCTCGGAGCGGAGACGCTTCGCGAGTTCTTTGAATGCTGGTCCGTTTGCCTGTTGGAAATACAGGACGGCGTGCTTCTCTGATCGTTTCGACATTTTATGCTCCTGTGGCTAAAAAGTAGGGGACCGAAGTCCCCTACTTAGTTCCCTCGCGGGTCGGCTAGTTGGTGACGATGGCGAGACCGGCAAGGTCCTTATCGCTGTCCATGACCGAATCCCAGTTCGTGCCCGTGCCGAGCGCGGTGTCGTCGGGATTCACGCCGCCGTTCGCCACGTCGTACGCGAAGCCCTTCACGCCGACGTTGTACGCGAACTCGCCCTGAAGCCGGACAACCAGATTGTCCTTACCCGTGATGAGGTCGCCCATCATGGCTTCCTCTTCCGAGTCTTCGAGGACAACCGCGTTCTCCACCAGACCGAGCGTGATGTACGCCGTGCTCAGCGGCGAACCGTAGTTCGAGAGCACCAGCGACGGCGAGTCGGTGACGAGAACCGGACGGTTCAACGTGACCGGCGTTGCGGTCGCGACGTTGAAGTTCGATACGCCGTCGATATTCGCCGTGATCTGGCTCTGCACGAGATCGAAGAACACCTTCGAGTGCATGACCCACATGCGGACGTTCGAAGCCGCATCGCCGAAGAGCGCCAGTCCGCCGACGAGGTTCGCCGTGGTCAGGGTCTCCGCGGACGGGATCAGGACACGGTCGTACGTGTTGCCGCCGACGTTGCGAATTGCCGCAGCCAGCGACAGAAGCCCGGTATCGAGCTGATCGATCTGGACCGCTTTGGCGATCTGCACGCCGATGGTTCGCGAGACGATTTCGAGATCGGCGGACTGACCGCGCTTGCGGAACGAGTCGAGCGTCTGATCGACCGGACCGATGCGACGGTTCAGCTTGACGTTTACGAACTCGTCCATCGGAATCGGCTGGCTCGTGACGGTGGCGTTCTCAGGAGAACCGGCGACGCCGCGTCGCGACACCAGATTCGCCACGTTCTTGAAGAACGATTCCTGATAGAAATCACCGAGACGACGCTGATTCACCAGACGGATCGTGTTGTTCGATGCCGCGTTGAATGCGTCCGTGTTCTGGACGAGAGTCTCGACCATCCCACCGTGAACGAGGTCGGGATAGATCAAGCCTTCCGGGAGGCGTCCGCTGGACGCCCAAAATTGGCGAGTACCTTCTGCCATTGTCGTAACTCCTTAGAGTGTGATGAACAACAATGGAAAGCTAGAGCGGGAGGTCCATCAAAGCGTCGAGACCGTATTCCTTCTGGTAATCGATCTTCTGTCGCTCCGTCATCTGTGACCGGCGCAAGCCTTCCTTCTGGATCGGCTTCCCGCCGTTTGCGTTTGCATTCCCCTCGCCGCCCTTCTGCGGCACGCTCCCGCTGCCGCTTTCCGTTGAGCCCGCGAATGCACTCGCGAATGTCTTGCTGCTGGACATCTCGCCCACCAGCGCGTCAATAGTAACAGGATTCCCATTTCCGTCAACTTTCGGCGTCGTCCCATCCGCCTCCAGAACTTGCACGGAGAAGTCATCCATATTCAGCTTCACGCGACTGAGGACATGCGGCTTCAGAAGCTCGACATTGCCCTTCGCCTTCGAGATCGCCTCGACCACGGCGACATCGCGCTTTATCGCGTTGATCTCCTGCGTGAGACGCTGAATCTCTTTGTCCTTCGCCGAGAGAGCCTCGCCATGTTTCGAGACCATCTGCTCGCGCATCTTGTCCCACTCGCCCGCCTTCTTGAGCTTCTCTTCTTCAGCGGTGCGCTCTTTTTCGAGAAGCGCCTCGTATTTCTCGCGGTCGATGCCGGAGTTCGCCTCCTGCACAGCCTTCAATTTTCGCGCAGCTTCACGCGCGGCTTCTCGCTCTTTTTCGAGCGCGGTCTTCAGACCCTTAACGTCGGATGCGGATTCGAATCCCTCCGGTGGAATCAGATGGAACTTGCCGTCTTCGTCGTTCTTCTTGTACTGGTCATGAAGCATTTCAGGCAGGTCATCGAGAGAGTCGATAATCAGTTGCAGAGGCATCCCACACTCCTTGCTGGTGGCATTTGACGTAATGAGAGCGTATTTTTAGCTTACTAATTTTAATTGTCAAGCCCGAGCCCGGAAATAAAAAACGGGAGCCGAAGCTCCCGTCGTGTGTCGAAGAAATTGCGTTCGTGTTATGCGGTGATTCCGGCTTCGTAATCAGCGCGCTCGCGAGCCGCCCATCCAGCCTCCTCGTTCGATGCAACGTAAGCCTCCGAGCCGTACACGTTGCGAGCAAAGGTCCAGCGATCCTCTGAAACCCGACCACCTGCCGCCGCGATGCGCTCCACGACGCGCGCTGCCGCTGCGAAATCCTGACCGAAGTCGTGATTGAAATAATAAACCTCGCCCCGAGCCGTTGCGCCGACGATCATCGCGGCAGAATCGCAAGGACGCGCAGAAACCGAACCGTCCTCCGGATCGCGGACTTCGTAATAGGGGCCGATCTCTGCCCAATCTGCGACGTAGTATTCGACCAAATCCATCTCGTATCTCCTTTCTCTGCGTCGGGAGCCCTCCCGACAATTTCCATTCTACACGAGGGGAATTAAAAGTCAAGCACTTTTT